CATTATTACTTAACGCATATTTGTTGATATTCTAAGAGGGGGTGGTAGATATGGTAGGTCATTCTTATGCAACTTTTGGGATGGTAGGTGATTATTTCTTTTATGATATTGGCATGTCATGTGGGTCTTATGGGTTTCCTAATTCTTATTGGGATTGGGACAGAGGTGTGTATCATGTAAAGGATTTACAGGATATAGATTTAGAGACAAATGAGTATGGCACTTTATTGCATATTTACTTTAAACACTCTGTTTCTGATATGGACTATAAGCGTTTTTATGTAGAAGACTATGAGTGTCGTCCTGACTATTATGATGTATTAGCACATAATATTAAGGTAGGGATAGAAAAGTATAAACATAAAACTACTTGCGTGGATGATTTGTCTTATTCATATCTATTCTTTGGTGGATTGTTAGCGTTTATAACCATCATTTTATTGTGTGCTTATTTATTTACATAAAAATATTAAACTTTACAATTCAATACAGATATGGTATTATATGAGTAAGATATAGTGAGTGTATCATATCTATACATTGATTATATTATAGGGTTTTATAGTGGTTTGTTTCATTATCGTTTAGTCTATATAGCATAATGTAAACTATTGTAAGATTGTGTAATGTTTTCTTGTATATTCAAATAGGTCTTTTTATTTAGGAGAAGGCTAACACTCATACAATTCATCTCATGATACATTCACCATATCGAATATGTTTGATTTAATTTTAGCTTTCAAAACTTTACAAAGTATTACAGTATGGTTTGGTGTGGAGGTATAGCATATGGATTACTATGTTAATGAATTCTTAAAGGCTCATCAATTAAAGGTAGATGATATCTTTAGGGTTATAGAAACAGGTAAAGTTGTTAAGGTAGATAGTAATGGTTCTTTTATTGATTGCAATACTGAATCAGTATTGAATTTAGGGGAAGTATTTAGTATCTTGAGTGGTGCATATAGTATTGAGAAAGATACGACTCGTTATATGTATGGCGATGAATACTACTTTGTATCTAATAAAGATATTGTAAAGAAAGGTACATGGACAGATAGTATCTATGATTATGCATTATTGTATATGGGTAATGTATTCACTACTCGATTAGAGGCAGAATCAGCTAAGGATAATATCATTAATCTATGTCATGATATTAATACTAAGAGGGATGATTTAGAAGAAGTAGGGTTCAATAACTTTACTGTTACTCCTAAGGTAGAGAAGAAACAAAGCATTTCTGAGAAGTTTAAATCTCATATTAATGCTAAAGAAGATACTAAAGATACAGATGATAGTGGCATTTCTAGTTTAGTGATGTCTATTGATAAAGATGACATTAAGAGTGGTAACTATAAAGGGTACACATTACGTCATCGTGGTGGTAAGGTAGATAAGAAAGATTTTTCTATTAGTGCAGATAGTTTATATGATGCATTACAAGAAGCATTTAAGAAAGGGTTTAATTCCTAATAAAAGTAGGTGAGTGTAGTATGTTAGAGAATACGATAAAACAATTAGTGAATGCACTTGATTGTTATTACAAGGATAATCTCATAGATGGGGTAAGTACTGATACACATGGTAGTAATTATGTAGTAGCAGTGGATTATTCTGTAGAGAGTGTTAAATGTACTATGACAGATGGTACTTTGACATTAGATGCTACATTGTATTATAGTGATAGGAAGTGTAATCTATATGTAAGGGGTTACAAAGATGGTTATAATACTTCTAAGCTAGATACAATTATTACTGAGATATGTGATGTCAAAGAAGTATTGCAAAGAGAGAGTGATATTGAAGTAATTGTAACATTGGTATAGTGTTACTATATACTAAAGATAAGGTGATTTATATTATGGGTTTGATTCAATTTCGATTACGTAGTGGTGCATTACAGAAGTTAATGCAGAAGCGTATGATTTCAATAAGTGAGTTATCACGGAGTAGTGGTGTTAGTCGTCCTGCTTTATATAGTCTAATTAATGAGAATGTAAAGTATGTTCGCATTAGTACATGTCGTAAAGTAGCAGAGGCTTTAAATGTAGACGTAGGGACATTATTTGAGGTAGCGACTGATACTAACAATGTAGAAGATAATGAATAGGTTTTATAGTTTAGATGTCAAGACACAATTCTTATTACAAGATAGTGTACGTAGGGATAGTTTTAAAAACTTAACTACTAAAGATGGTGTACAATGGTTGTTATGGTCTTTCTATCATTGGGGCATTAAATATTTGTCATATGATAGTAAGAATGGGTTACTGTTGTTTCATAGTCGACCTGTATATGATGAGTTGACTAAGCAATGGTATGGTAATAAGGTGATGACTCATACTGAGTCAGATGGTAATAAAGAGGTAAATGGTGATAATCATGGAGATGATTCCAACAATAGTATTAATGGTAGTGGGAATACAACTGCTACGGAAGGAAACGTCAGTAGTGAGGTTTCTACTACTGTTGGTGATATTCATGGTAGCGATGGGGAAGGTGTAAATCATGTTGGAAATGATATTATGTTTAATACTACTTCTAGTGGGGATATCCTTAGTGGTGTCAGCAGAGACATGGGGACAGAGGATTCTATTCATCTTTCTGACTCTATGGGCATACGACATATTCTTTTAGGTGTTAATGCTAATAGTCATGAGTATAATCATGTAGGGAATGAGCCTAAGTCTTTAGCGTTCTATATTTATTCTCTTATTACAAGTGTATATGAACTCAAAGAGGGAAGTTGTATTGAACTAACTACAAAAGCAATAGAAGATGATATCACAAGTGGTGTATTAAAAGATGGTATGGTAGTAGATGTATCAAATAATGGCATCACATGGTTTAAGAGATATTTTAAATCTATTGTACCTAATCTATCAACGAGTTATTGTGTATATGGTGGTGGACGTACAAAAGATACAGTACGTGATACTGCAGATGTAGAATACTATAAGTATTTACGGTATGTAGATACAAAAGACACTACATGTACTAACACATGTAATAGCGGTTGTAGTACATGTGTAAATAGTGTCAAGCATGAAGGTATACGGAATACGATTGATGGGAGAGGTGTTTTTGTTAATAGGGGTATTGTAAAAGATGATGTCTAATCTATAGGCAGTAAGTAGTAGTTATGGATAAGAATAGTGTAGATAGTAATAATACAAAAGATGGTGTTAGATACTATCCTGATTCGATTGTAAAGGTATCAATCGACATGGATGAGTATCTACGATTAAAAGAAGTAGAGAAAGAGTGTATACAGTTACGTAAGGGTGAAGAAGTCAATACGTCTAATACAGTACAAGAAGATATTAAAGATAGTGTATATGTAGTAGAGTGTGATGATTGTTATGATTTATTACATAAGAACTTGTATAATGAATTAGATGCGTTGTATACTAAATATCGTGGTGCATTCATATGGAATTTAGATATTACATTATGTGGTGTGATTGCGTTTTATGTAAGGCATTATTTAGAGGATAGTCCTGAGGATTTTAATTGGGATGAGCCTACTAGGTTACGTTATAATACATTAACACATGCAGTAACGTCATTAGAATATTATTTTGATAAGTCTATTAATGATGATAATATAGATGAGGATGCTCGTAAGGTAGTATTAGAGGCTTTAGCTGAATTACGTGAGTATTGGTTCTCTATGTGGACATAAATATTTGATACAATGGGTGGTTGAGATATGCGATATGTGTTATTAGGTTTTATCATATTAACTTCACTCTTCGTGGGAGGTTGTAATAATATAGTTGACAAAAATCAACCACCTATAACTGCTAGTAGGGAAGATAAGTTAAATTATTATATTACTAAGCAGAGTGATAGCTTAATTGAACATAATAAAGATTCAGATGTGTTTAGTCATACATATACGAGGGATGAACTTAGTATAAGTGATTATTTATCTAAGACGATTGAATACATGGATAGCAGAGGGTATAAAGTAGACTCTATTAAGTATGATGATAATACTGCATTATACTTTGTTTCTAAGACAATTTATTTTCTTAGTAATGTTAATAAGGGCGTTACTGTGGTGTATCGGAAGAAATGATAAAAATTATACTAAAGAAAATATGTAGGTGGGTATTCTATTTGATTGTTTTTATTCTTGTTATTACAGCATTGGTGTCAATAAGTCAGGATAATCAAAGAAAGCATAATGAATTAAAATCTGACCCTATACATATTATGAATGATAACGTCTTAAAGAATCATACAGGTGATACATTATATGTTTCATATGATAGTCGTGAGTATGATGATTATAAGGTAGATAAAATAATTAAAGACATGAATCAAAGAGGTTATAGGGTAGTTAATAAGTATACTGAATATTTACAATATCAAGAATTAATTGGGGATATTATCTATACACGAGAATATACTGTAACACATGTCATTTATAGAGATTAGATTAAAGGGGATTGAATTATGATGATATATAACGTAAAGGACTTAATTGGTGAATTACTAGAGACATCATGTTATGTAGATGATACAATTCAAGTAGAGAATGCTGTAGGGACTCCATACCAAATAGCAAAAGTAATTAATAAAGATGGTATTGTGACATTGGTGTTGGACGATGAGTAGGTTTCTAAGTGAGTATAACTTTCTGCAGATATTGGGTGGTCATTTATTTAAACAAAATATATGTGTACCTAATGTATTAATGACAGTACCTAAAAAAGGTCAGTATGAAGCTGACCTCTTATATTTTAATCTAAAGTCATTGCATTTAACTGAGGTAGAGATTAAATTAAATCTACAAGACTTTCTAAATGATTTCAAGAAGAAGATATATCATGAAAGCAATGAAGTGATGTATCTCTATTATTGTTTACCTAGTAATATGTACTATTTACATAAAGACATCATAGATAGTAAATTAGGAGATGCTGGTTTAATCTTATTGTATGATGTAGATACGGATACAGAAGATGGTGCTTTTTATGAATTTGGTTGTTATCAAAAACGTGCTAAGAAACGTAAAGGTGTATCTAAGTTATCAATGGATAGAGCAATGTATTATATGCGATTAGGGTGTATGAAGTGGATTTATGGTAAAACATATTAGGTAGGAGATACTATGGCACATACAATATCGACTCAACGATTTAATAAATTTAGATTACAATTAGAATTATTAGCGACTCATACAAGTTATAATGCAGAGGAGTTTGTATTCAAATATAACTATAGTAATGTAAGTATACCAACATATAATTATGGTGATATTAGATTACATGAGGTACGGTATAAAGTAGGGGATTATTTCCTTATTGAATACTACATAGGGAATGTACGACTTTTAGATAGTTATCCTATTAATGAAAATGGCGAATTACTTTGTAATGGTGTCATTCATGAAGTCATTAGTCGTATTAGTGATTGTATTGATTGTTTAACTATCTTATTTACAGATAAAGTAGTTGCTAATGATTTTATGAATTCATATTTAAGTATTAGTTCTGAAAATGAAGATACAATTATCTATCATTATAGTGGTAGTGATTTCATAGTAGTATATACAGTTGATTTTGATGTTACTAAGGTTGCATGGACGTATAACAAGTTCTTTGTAAGTGACTTAGTAGATAATAAGAGTCTTAATGCTGATAATGTAAAGAACTTTAAAGTTGTAGAGCATTATGTAGATATGGTGAATAGTGATAAAGATACAGAATGTGGGTTAATGTAGCATATGGATACTGTAACAATCAATGTAATAAATTGGCTATTATACCTAGCTTTCTTTATATGTTTAATAGTGCTGATATATACTGTATATAAGATAACATTACCTAATCGATTACTTAGGGAATATTTATTATTTGATGCTAAATACTATAATGGTGAGTTATTTGATACATCTGTGTATGATATGTATTATTGTGTAACTGGTGATACATATGTATGTGTCAGTGATGATTATGTTATCTTTGGCATCACTGAAAATCATATGTATTATGATGGTCATTCAGTCATGTATGTATATAAGCGTTGTCCTGAAGAAATAGATAAGTATAGGTTCTTATATGGACGTGATTATCAATCTGTGTATAATGTAGATGGGTTAGATTTTGTATTCTATATTATAACGTATAGACATCTTAGATTTGGAGAAAAGATAGTATCATATAATCAAATTCATTATTTAATGTAGGTGGTGTTTATATGGGTTTAGTGATTTCTTTATTCATGTGTTGTGTATTAGGCTTTGTATCATATTATTTCTATAGTAGATATAAAAGTGCTGAGAAGATGGCTATCTATAATAAGTTCTTAGCTGAATATTATAGTGGTAGGTTATTTGATACAAACTACTATAAGGTATATAAAAGTGTTGGTGACATAGTTAGTGTCAGTCATGATTATGTAGTATTTAGTGTAAATAAGGCAATGTCATGGTGTAAAGGTAACACAATTATGGCTGTGTATCAACGTGATATAGTAAAAGATATATCATTACGACGTGAGTACATAAAGAGATATGGTAGGATTGATTTAGAATTCTATCATGACACATATGTGTTAGATGATGTAGGTAAAGAGTTGGTATTTTATAGTAAATTATTTTAAGGGGAGTTTGTTAGATGTGCGTTCATAGGGAAGTAGAGCATAGGACACGTTCTTATACAAATAATCAAGAAGTGATTAATAATCATAAGGATGTGTTACGTGATATAGAGTATATTTGGGGTTGTTATCCTGAGTTGAGGTTAGGGCAATTATTATGTTATATTGCTACGGAGGTATTAGGTACATCTGACCCTTTCTATTTAGAAGATGCTAAGTATCAAACATTTAGGGATACAGTAGCAGATAGGTATGATAAGATATGAGCGATAATACTTCATGGTTAGATATAGTAAAGTATGGGTTCTTTGTTATACGACTTAAAATTGAGGCTTATCTTTTAAATAAGTTAATGACTAGTTCTACTGAGTTGTATAAGAGATGTGTTAATACGTCTATATTACATTTCTTAGAAGCATATGAAGATACTAATGAAAGTCGTTACAAAAAATTCTTAGAGTCAATAGAGGATTCTAAAAAGAAGATGAGCGATGAAGATTTTGATTGGTATTCTAAAGTATATGTAGAAGGTTTACATCTCATTATGATGTAGAAAAAGATATGAGACGTAAGGCATATGATTTATTAAAGAAACAAACAGAGGAATTGAAGTGTAATGAGTACATTGTTTAAAAGAATTGTTGTATTAGCCGTATTAGCTAGTGTATCATGTTATTATGTAAATGCAGTAGGTGTATCAGCTAGACCTGCTCCTGTAGTTAGGTCAGCTCCAACTATAAGGAGTACACCTATTAAAAGTACACCTGTAAAGAGTACACCTAGTAAGAGTAATAGTGTTAAATCTACAAAGAGTACAACAGAGACTAAGTCGAGTAGTGAGACACGTAATATCACTAATAACTATTATAATAATGGTGGTTTCTTTAATAGTGTAGTGGGAGCATTTACTGGTACATGGTTATATCATAGTTTATTTGATGATAACGATAAGAAAGAAACAAATACAGAAGATACTAATAGTGGTAGTAATGTAGACGATGAAACATTTAGTATTAGTTATTGGATTACTAATAATTTAGAATACATAAAGAATCTACTATTTGGTATTAAATAATGGGTGAGGGGCAATAAAAAATGAAATATGAAGAGTTGTTAAAAGATTGCATAGAAGTTGATAGTAATTGTGAGTGTATTGGTGGTTGTGATATTTATCATATTTATTACAAACATAAAAAGAGCGGACAGGGGTATATGTTAGAATATTGTAAAGATAAATTAGGTAATAAATATGGGTATGAGATTTCTAAAGTGAGATTATACAATCATGAATATTAATAATGAAAAAGAAGGTTGTTGTTAATTATACATGGGAGATAGAATAACATGAGTAGTACTATACAAGAGAAAGCAATTAATGCAACTAGAATGGTATTGTTTAGTGATTTTAATTATAATGCTAATAAAATAATTCCTAGTGATATGTTTGTAGTGTGGTCATGCAAAACATTACAGAATTGGAAAGCTATTGTAAGTGGAGTACATGTTAAAGAATTAATTGAAGTGACTTATAATGGTGATAAGGATGAAATATATGTAGACGTGTATGAAAAGAAACACAATACAGTTATTTCTCATGATACTGATAGGAGTGAAAATGTATAGTATTAGTATTCAGCCACCAATTATAGCTATATTAACGATTATATTTTTAATATTAGTAGCTATTTTAGCAAGTATTAGTATTTATGATAGTGTTACTAAGTATAAAGATTCTAATACTATTAGGGGTAGATTAGGAGTTGTATTTGGTATGGTGTTAGAATCATCATTCTTTTTATTTCTGTTATTAAATATTGTATTACTATATAGTAATTTATAGAGGAGATAAACTATGGATTGGAAAGAAAATTTACTAGAAGAGTTCAAAACATTAGAAGAACGTATCAATCATTTAATTACATTCTTAGATGAAAATAAAGAACACGAGGATTATTATATCCTATGTAAGCAGTTATCTGTTATGATTGAATATCGTGAATGTTTAGATACACGTATCAAGAAATATAATATTAAATAGGGATTATAAAAGTTTTTTATAGAGATAATGCAAAACACTAAAAAAGTTTGTATTATCTCTATTTTATTATATTTAGTATACTTATAGTGTAATAATAGTTTTATTCATTGTGAGGTGCGAAATGAGTGAGTTAAAGACTTCTTATTATTTACTGTTTGTTATATTGTTATTGTCTTTTGTACAGCCATATATTTCAATAGGGGTTCCAGACCATATATTTAATATAACACTATTTATTATTGCATGTGCTGTGTACGTATTATCATAAGGAGATAGAAAATGATTCCTAGTTATAAACTCATGCAACTGATTGTCAATGAGTGCATTCAATACTTAAAACATGTAGAAGGAGCAGATGTATCT